TGGCTACCTGAAAAGTTTCAGACACCTGAAGACTTACGTAAATCATATGATGAGTTATCAAGTAAGCTTGGCAAAGGTGAAGAAGAATTACGTGATAAACTATTACAGGAAATGGAAACAGAAGCATTTTCAAGTAGACCTGATGCAGTTGGTGATTACGTATTACCTGAAGTTATAGATGAACAAGATGCTGTAGATAATGAGTTGCTTGACTGGTGGTCTAACTATTCATGGGAAAATGGATTAAGCCAAGAAGAGTTTGCTGAAGGCATAGAAAAATATGCTACAGCTATTATGGGAACACAGCCTGATCTTGAAGCAGTAGCAAAAGAACTAGGTGATAATGCTAATGAAAGAGTTGAGGCTGTACAGTTATGGATGAATAAGTTCTTTCCCGATCCTGCAATGCAAGAAGCTGTTGCAGAACTGGGTGCAAGTTCAGCAGGCATAAAAGCTTTAGAGCATATCATAGAGCAAACTAAATCAGCTAATGTATCAGGCCCGGGTACGATTGCAGGGCAAGTTACTAAAGAAGATGTAGAAGCCAAGATGAAAGACCCAAGATACTGGCAGCAAGGTAGACGTGATCCGGCATTTGTACAGGAGGTCAATAATGAGTGGAAGCGTCTTTACGGGTGAGGGTGATTATGGCATTGCTGAGATAGTAAAGAGCAGGCCAAGTCATGCTGAAAAGCTTCAACATAATTTAAGGGATACTGATCTACGAGAATGTTTGATTGCAGGTGTTTCACCATGGCGAGCATTAATGCAATCATTACAAATAGATACAGCAGAAACTTATACCGTTTTGTTAAAAGAAGAACCTGTAATGATGTTTGGTGTTGTTCCACAACATGACTTGGTAGCAAGAATTTGGATGCTATGCAGTCCTGTAGTAGAACAATATCCAAAAACATTTGTTAAATTGTCACCATCTATTGTTGATTACTTCCAAGATAAATACTTTTTATTGGAAAACGTATGTCCAATAGATCACTACAAGACTTTAAGTTGGTTGGAATATCTTGGTTTTGGCTTTTTACCTTCTGCTATTTCTAGTAATGGGTATCACGTTTTACGATTTGTGCGTTGTCAAAACCTTTATTATATGCAATCCCTTGAAGATACACGGCCTGTAATAAGCTGACAGCCCTAACGGATAACTGGATGAAGCCCAAAACAGACAACCGATAGCAACTTAAACAACAAACTGCAATGAGCAGGGAAAGGACTAATAATGGCTAATACAATAGATCAAGCCTTTATTAAGCAGTTCGAGTCCGAGGTACATCTTGCATACCAAAGAATGGGTTCAAAGTTAATGAATACTGTTCGTAACGTAAGCAATGTTGCAGGAAGCGTAGTACGCTTTCAAAAAATCGGTACTGGTTCAGCTTCAACTAAATCAAGGAACGGTATGGTTACTCCGATGGAACTAGATCATACTAACGTAGAAGCAACATTAGCAGACTACTATGCTGCTGAGTACATTGACAAGTTAGACGAACTCAAGACAAACATTGATGAGCGTCAAGCTATTGCTACTTCAGCCGCTGCTGCATTAGGCCGTAAGACAGATGAGATTCTTATTACAGCTATGGATGCAGGTGCTAATTCAACTCAGTTACATGACACTAGTAGTGCTGTAGAGAAAGCAGATTTATTATTAGCTTTTGAAACATTTGGTTCTGCTAACTTACCTGAAGATGGAAATAGATATATTGCTATGCATCCAAAAGGATTTGCTGACTTATTCTTAATTAATGAGTTTGCATCTTCTGACTATGTAGGCGATCAGAACTTACCATATGCAGGTGGCATGACAATGAAAGAGTTCTTAGGCTTTAAGATTTTTTCAACAACTGCTGTAACTGCCGGTAAGAATATGGCATATCACACCACTGCTATAGGACTTGGAATTGGTGCTAATGTAACTACTGAGTTAAATTATGTACCTGAAAGAGTCTCACACTTAGCAACATCAATGATGTCCATGGGTGCTGTCGTTATTGACGACAACGGCATTTATGAACTTCTTGATAACAACTAGTAAGGAGATTTATATATGGCTTATTCTTCTAATGGACTAACACGCATGTCAGGTGGTGGTGGCTACAATATGTGGTACTACTCAAGTACAGATGCGTTATCAGTAGTTCGTGCTTCCGGTTACTTTAATGATGCAGCAGGCATGATGAACGTAGGTGACTTAGTTATCGTTTATGATAGCGATGCACCAACAATTGCATTGTCAGTTGTGTTGTCAAATACTGGCTCCGTTGTTGATATTGCAGATGGTACTGCAATCACAGTAACTGACACAGACTAAATTATATGACTTCAACGGCATCCAACTCAGCGTTAGACATAGCATCAAGAGCCTTAGTGCTTATCGGTGCAGAACCAATCACTTCATTTGAAAGTAGTTCAACGGAAGCATTGGTAGCCTCTAACATGTATGAGGATGTCGTTAGGTCGTCTTTGTGTATATGTAGATGGAGATTTGCTACAGAGCAGGCAGTTCTTAATCAGTTAACAGATACACCTACAGGCAGATTTGATATAGCACATCAGTTACCAAGTAACTTATTGATGCTACATGCCGTTACAATAAATGATAATAAAATACAGTACACTGTATATGGAGATAAAGTTTTCTCTGACTCAACTACAAATGATACTTTGATAGCTGATTATACTTATAGGGCAGATGAAGTAGACTTTCCATCATACTTTTCTCTTGCTGTTCAGTATTCACTAGCTTCAGTATTTGCAACAGCAATAGCTAGAGACGATAAGCTTATGGAAATGATGGAAGTAAAAGCAGAAAGATTAATGGCTAAAGCTAGAAACCTTGATGGTCAACAGCAAACAACCAGAGTATTATCTACCACGAGGTTTAGAACAAATAGGTTAAGCTAATGGCAAGGATTAGAATACCACAAAATAGTTTCCAATTTGGTGAAATTAGTCCTTCATTAACATCAAGAACCGATTCACCGATATACAAAAACTCAGCAGAACGTGTGCGTAATTTTTTTATACGTGGCGAAGGTGGAGTTACTAAAAGACCCGGCACAAAAAGATGGCATAACTTTGGTAGCAGTCCATCTTATGATTCAGACCTTAGGCAAACAGTTCGTATAGAACCATTTTCATTTTCAGATGATGAGCAATATATAATTGCTTTTAGTAATACACGTATAGAAATATTTCAGGTTAGCCCTACTACAGGTGCTATATCATCAATACAAGCTTTAACAGGACAAAGTTGGTTAGTAAATACAACTGCTGCACCATACTTAGAAGAGTATACGTTTGCACAGCAAGGTGATGTTATGTTTGTATGTCATCAAACAATGGCACCAAGAAAGATTGTTCGTACAGGCCTTACAACATTTGTAGTTGAAACTTTTACTTTTGAATCATCAACAAATAGTGAGCATGTTTTTCAACCGTATTATCCTTTCCAAGCATTGGGTGTAACTATATCTGCTAGTGCTACAAGTGGAAGTGGAGTAACATTAACAACTAGTGCTGATTATTTTACATCAGATCATGTTGGTGTGTATCTTAAGATAGGAACTGCTGAAGCAGAGATTACTGGATATACAAACGCAACAACTGTAACAGCAACTATTTATGGAACTCTTAGACAGCAATTAGATTTGAATGCATTTAAAACAACAGAAAATAGTTTGGTCGTGCAAGTGACGCATGCCTTACATGGATTATCTGTAGGTGCTACTATTGTTATAGACAGAGCAGGAACTGTAGGTGGTATAGGTATATCAAGGCTAAACGGCACAAGAACTATAACGGCTGTGATAGATGAAAACACATATGAGTTTAATACTGAAACAAGTCATGAAGCCACATCCTCAGAAGATGGTGGTGGTAGACCAAGAGTTGAGACTGGTTCAGCAACTACCGAATGGCAAGAGCAAAGCTATTCTGCTGTGCGTGGCTTCCCGGCAGCAGTTACCTTTCATCAAAATAGATTGTGGTTTGGTGGTACATTAGCTCAGCCTGATGGTATATGGGGTAGTAAGTCTGGTCAGTATTTTAACTTTGATGTTGGTGATGGTGAAGACAATGATGCACTTGATCTTACAGCAAACGTTGGTGAGATATTTACTGTAAGACATTTAGTATCTAACAGAGATTTACAGGTATTTACTACAGGTGCAGAGTTGTTTGTACAAGCACCAGTAGATAAACCAGTTACACCTGCTAACGCACAGATACGCAGACAGACACCATATGGTGCATCGTTTGTAAAGCCTGCTGTATTTGATGGTGCTACATTATTTATACAAACAACTGGATCAGCTTTAAGAGAGTTCTTGTTTACAGATGCTGAACAAGCTTATACCTCAGTAGCTGTATCAAGTCTTGCACCTCATCTAATACTTAATCCTGTACAACAAACATCTATTAAAGGTGCATTGAACAGAAGTGAATCATATGCTTTTCTTTTAAACAGTGATGGAACTATAGCTGTCTTTTATTCTATTAGAGGTGACAACAAAGCAGGATGGACATTGTGGGATACAGCAGGCAAGTGGCATTCAATATGTAGTGTATTTGAAAGATTGTTTGTTGTTGCGTCAAGGGATGATGGTTCAGGAACAGACAAGTTATTTTTAGAAGAGTTTCAGGTAGATATGCCAATGGACTTTTGTGATGAGTTTAGTGCGTCAAGCAGTGTATTCAGTGGATTGACATCACACTTTTCAAATGGTGCTGTTGTAAAAGCAATTAGTGGTAATGATTATCTTGGTGAGTTTACTATAGCCTCAGGAGAAATAGATGCGTCATTAGCTAAATCAAATGTATCCACTGGCTATATAGGTTATGCATTCACTCCTCTCATCAAGACCTTGCCAGTGGATGCAGGTATTATTGGTGGGCCACTTACTGGAGAGCCTAGAAGAATTAGTAGGGTTGTTTTAGATTTGTATTCTACTCTAGCCGTTTCTGTAAATAATAATGATCTTGTTTTTAGGAATGTTACTGATGATATGTCTAATGAAAGAGTACCAGTAACAGGCAAAGAAGAGTTTAGGGTGTTGGGATATAGCCGTGATCCAAGAGTAAATGTATCACAAAGCTATCCCTTTAGTTTAGATATTAATGGCATGGTAGTGGAGGTAGCATTCGGATGAGTTGGTGGATGGTAGCAGGTGCAGTTGTAAGTGCATATGGTGCAATGCAAGCAGGCAAAGCAAGGGCAGCAGAAGCTAGGGCGCAAGCAGCACAACTAGAAGAACAAAAAAAAGATGCTAAAGTTACTGCAATGCAGGAACATAATATACGCATGGAAAATTTAAATGTTATGCTTGGTGTAAATGCATCATTAGCAGGGGTTATGGGTAGAGACGAAGACAGATCGCTTGCAGCTATTAAACAAAAGATATTAAAAGAAGCAACGACATTAGAAGATAGAGCAAGAGTGCAGTATCTTAGTGATCAAAGTCAACGTTCTATGTCTATACAAATAGCAGGTATGAGAGCAAGGAATGCTAGGAGAGCAGGCACAATATCAGCTATAAGCAGTTTATTAAGTGCAGGTAATCAATACTCAAAGATATCAGGATCAATTCCTACTGCATCAGTTACAGGAACTGGGCCTTTAAGATTTAATCCTAGCAGAATAAGTGGAAGTGGAATCATTACATAATGGTAGAATTTCTAAAAGCAAAACCTACATCTTTTGTTAATAAACCTAGAGGTATTATTGATACACGCACAGGCGAAAGTCAAGTGTATGAACAGATAGCTAATCTTGGCGATCAAATGTCAAGGATGGGATTTGAGGATGCAGTAGTTGAGCAGGAAAAGATTGGTAAAGACTACGTTGCCTCATTGCAAACAAGAGACGAGCAAGGCAAGTTACAATTTGTAACGTTGCCTGAATCACTAAGTAAGGTTGCTAGAGATGCAGCTACACCACAATTAAGAAAAAGATACGCCAATGAACTGCAATTAGATACCAGTAATAAGATTGCTGAGTTACATAGAACATACAAAGATGATCCCATAAGCTTTGAGTTTCAGTCTAATTTATATATTACTGAGACTGTTAATACTCTACGTGCAAACGGATATCAGGAAGTAGCAGGTGATTACGCAACAAATGCAGCAGGCTTAGTTGTACAGCATTCTAATGATTTAAAACTCAAGGCATTTAAAAAGCAAGAAGAAGCTGCCAACGAAAAGCAAAGAGTTCTCATTGATAATCAAATACAAGATTCTTATGAGAATAGAGTTGGTGGTAAATCTAAAGAAGCAGACGAAATGGACAAAGCTGTTCTTGCTTCGTTAGATGATCTTATAGCAAGGGATGTTGTCAACGCACCATACTACAAAGAACAAAGAGCATTGGTTCTTAGAAATAAGAAACAAGCTATTATGGAATTACAGTTTCAAAACTTTAGTGCAGGACAAATGGCTGCATATAATAGAAGTTTGACGCTTGGAAAAATATCTGATCGAGATAAGGCTCTATTACCAAATCTAACTGATCAACATTTTATAGATCAAAGAAAGGATATGAGGCCTGAGGATATAAGGGTTTTAACAGCATGGGGTTCTACAACCAAAGGAAGGTTTTCTGATGGCCTTACTGAAAAAAAGAAAACATATGAAATTGATAACACAGCAAAACAATGGAATAGTAAAACACTATCAATTAAATCAACTAAAGTTAGCAATGATTTAGATGCTGTCGTTGGAAATGAATTAGGCCTTGGAAGAAAAGCAACACCTAATGATATCCTTAATGCAACACAGCCACAAACGCAAAAAATAATGGGAGGGCAGAAAGGTAATGCATCTGTTCCTACATCTATCAAACAAGTTATAGGAAATCCATCTATAGCTATAACTAATATAAATAATAAACTGGAGCAAGGCAATCGAGAGGGTGCAGAGTCATCTATTAATAATTTAATAAATGTAGCAAAGGTTTCTAGTGGTCTTATAGGTGTAGACAAAAAAGGAATTGCAAGAATAAAAACTGTTGAAATATTATCAAGAAGAGATGGTGATGTTGTAAAAGCATTTCAAGAAACATTTAAAACACCTGAAAGACGAGATGTAGCAGATGCAATGGTAAAAAATAAAATCATTGAAAGCGATGATTCTATTACAGATGAAAATTATAGTGCATCTAATTTTTTTAAGAAAAAGATTAAAGGATTAGATTTAGATTTAGATGCATCTGAAATTCAAGACCTTATACCAGTAATGCGTATTGCATTAGAAGCAGAAGGAGCTACTATTGAAGATGCTTTAGAAACAGCAGAAGAATACTATGAAGCTGTTTATAAATCACATCCAAGTAATTATAATATAAATGAAAGAAAAACTGGCACACCTGATAGGGGTGGTATTGCATCTTATTATGGAGATAACACAGACAAAGTAGTTGAAATTATTAATAATAAATTAAAAGTTGATTTACCTGATGATACTGAAACAAGTTTCTTTGGATTGTATACAACAAAAGTAGATTACGAACTTGGTGAAAATGCTTTCTTATTACCGGATAGATCAAATGGAAACAAAGGTTCTGGAAGGTGGACAGTCGTTGATGCTGATGGCAAACCACTTACTAACGAATTTGGTGTTATTGAAATAACAACACAGGATATAGAACTATCATCAAATATTATTTTAAACGAGGCTAAAGAAGCTATTGCTGATGAGACTATAGGTAAGTATTTCAATTGGTGGAATAACTTTAGTTTTGATACAGATATACGTATTGAAATGGGTGAAATAAAAGGAAGTAAGTCAGTTGATTTAGACGCACCTGCACCACTAATTGATACTTTTGATGATACGACTAAGAAAAAACTTATGTCTACTGATCTTTACGTTCAGCCAACTGGTTCTGAGATGCAAGAAAATATAGATATACAGCCTGATGCTATGAGAAATATTAATGATGCAGTTGATGAAGCAATAGATACTGTAGACAGGACTGTAGTACAGCCAGTTATTGAAGGTGTAGAAACAGCAATTGATAAAGCAGGTAAGCTTAAAGACATTGCTGTTAATAACATTGTTAGTTTTTATAACAAAATGAAAGCAGAAGGTGCTGAAATATTAAGAGACACACCTGAGTTTATTGAGATAGCACAACTTGCTAATGGTCAGGTAATTGATGAGCTTGTGAATAGTATAACTGCAAATAAACCGATCAATGCACATGTGGGTGCAATAGAACAATTAATTAAAGATGAGGATTTTAGCCCTGTACAATATCAAGATGGTGCAGGAAAATCTATTGGGTATGGTTTTGCTATTGCTGCACTTGAAGATGACGAACGTGCTTTGATTAAAGATATAAATAATATTAAAGAAAAAGAAGCTAAAGCAATTATAAATATTAAAGTTCAAAAGATAGCAAGAAAGTTTGTTAGGGATGTTCCTAATTTTAATTCAATAGCAACGACAAGGCAGATTGCATTGATAAATTTTGCTTATCAACTTGGTTATGAGAATGTAACAAATCAAGGCAAAGACCCTAAGAAACAGTGGCCTAAGTTTTTTGTTAGTTTAAAAGCTGCTGCAATTGCACCAGCAGGTTCAAAAGAAAGAGATGAACTGTTTGCTGAAGCAAGAAATAACATGGTGTATAATTACACATCTAAAGGTAGATTTTATACAGATTGGTTTAACCAAACTCCTAACAGAGCAAAGAGAGTATCACAAAGCATAAGAGGTTATTAATGTCTGAACTTTTTTACAGGTCATCTGATTACAAAAGTTTTACACCAAGAAAGTTTGCAAGACCAACCCCAGTTTTTACAGAGTATCAAAAGCATGCAGACATTATAGAACCATCTTTTGGTGAAACATTTATGGGTCATCTTGGTTATCAATGGATGCCAGTTACAAACTTTATACAAGAGCAATTAACATTTACTAATCAGGATGATGATCCTGATTTTAGATGGCAGGATCAAGAAGAAACAGAATCATATTATCAATACGTTGAAGAGTTATCACGATCTAAAAACAGAGAGCATTATGATTTTATAATGAGTAATATTGATCAAGGTATAAAACGTAGAGAGGTTATGGATAGAGGTGGATTGTTTCCTGCATTAGTAGCAGGCTTTGCTGATCCACTTAACATAGCATTTGCATTACCGGTATTTAATGTAGGGCTTAAAGCTGCTTGGGCAGCAGGCTCTGCTTTAGGTGTTGCTAAGTCAGGTGCTAAAGTAGGTCTTGGATTTGGTATTGCATCAGAAGCAATACGAGCACCATTTGATCCTTTGAATACTCCACATGAGGTTGCTATGAACATAGGTGCGTCTACACTTATGACTGGTTTACTAACTGGTGGCATGAAAGGTATTGCTAATACCTATTCAGGTATGAAGCTAAAGAAGATTAATGAAGAAATAGCTAAAGAAAAAAAAGGTATAAAAACTGAAACAACAACTCAGACACCTGTTGGTGAGCCTGTACCTGATCCTACTGTTGCTCCTGTAAAACCAACTGCAAAAATTAAAGCGTTATCTGAAATGGATGATGGTGAAATACAGTATAGATTTGGCGAAGAGTTCAATGTTAAAAAGATAGTTACCGATCAAAAGATTGTAGATCAATACAAGATTGATGCAGATAAACCAAACATTTTAGGAAGGCATGTCTATTCAGATGAGGGTGGAACTGTATATGTGGATATTACTAGGACAAAAGATAAATTTAGAAGCCTTAAAGAAAAAGCTAAAAACAAAGAAAAGGGATTCGAAGAACTAGAACGTCTTAAAAATACAGGTTTATATTCTGAAGCATCATACTATCAAAGTAGATTTATGTTTAACAACATAGATAGATTTACTGATGAAGATGAATTTGTTGATTTTGTTTTGTTTCACGAAATGATGCACGGAAAATACAAACAAAAACCAAATCAAACACTTAGAGCATATGAAGAAGAAATCAATACTAATGCATTAGATAGGTCGCAGGCTGAAAGAAATAAAATATCTGAAGACACAGGTGCTATAAAAGAAACTGTATACTCTCGAATTGGCAAAATAAGTAAATTTATTCCATCAAGAATTATTAATGAAGCTAAGGACTTAAATGTTTCTATAAAAAATGACTACAATAAAATGTCATTCAATGCATCAGTTGCTCTTGAAGGCAATCAATATGGTAGAGCAAGTCAATCTTTATCAGCAAGGGCAAAGCTATATGGTGGCAGAGTATATTCATTGCGTACAAGAATGCGTGAAAGATATATGAAACATATGAAGTCACGAGAAGGTACAGGTGAGTTTATTGGATTTGATGTAGCGTCTATGGCAGTCAAAGCTAATAGATATATGAGAGGTGATACAAGCAAAAAAACTTTTGATGAATGGTTTGATGATTTGATTATGACTCATATTGACAATGGTAATCCCGATTGGCATGCAGCTAACTATCAGTATTTACCGGAAATAATTAGGTCTTCATTAGATGATCTTGATGGCATGCTCAGAGCTATGGATGATTTAGCAAGAGAGGTTGGTGTTTTAGGTGATGATGTAGGTATACGACAACAAATAAAAGATATTGCATTAGATGTAGAAAGACGAACTCAAGAAATAACAAAGATAAAAGAAACAATTAAATCAATAGATGATAGAGCTAAAGAACGTATGACTAGCAGCAGATCATCTACACCACAATACACAGCAAAAGAAAAAAAGTTTAAGGATAATTTACAAGGCCAGTTAATGGTTGAGGAGAAGAGGGTTGCTGATGCTGCACTTAACACAACTTGGTTAAGAGGTGTGTTAAATTCACCAACTAGAAAGAACTACAAGTTTCCTATTTATTATGACAAAGCTTTATTACTTTCAAGTCCTGATAAAAGAGAAGAGCTAACACAGGTATTTACTAAACATTTTTTAGAGGAAGACACTTACAAAAGATGGGAAGGCGACAAGTGGATTGATGTCCAGATTGCAGGGAAAGCAGAGAAAGCTAGAGAAGAAGCTGAAAAGGTTGTTAATAAAATATTAGAGATAGGTGATAACTTACATGAAACAGGCCCAATCGGGCCGGGCAAAGGTAAGCACTTAATGATTCGTGCAACAAATATACCTGAGTGGAAAGTCAAAGACTTTATCATAAGAGATGAGCGTGTACTAGAAAACTATATGGAAAAGATGGGCTTTCGTATTGAATGGGCAAGAGCATTTGGTAAGGAAACTATAGATGAAATGCTAGACAGGCATGACATTATTATGAAAGCTGATGGTCTTTCTGAAAAAAAACGTGCTGAATTTAGAACAAACTTTCTTGCTGACTATGAGCGTGAAGCAGGACAAATGATTAGGTCACCTGATAGATGGGATAATAAATACTCAAGGATAACTAAGAAGGTTGCAGGTATGACCTATCTTACTGGTGCAGGAGTAACATCTATAATTGAAACAGTAGCTATGCCAATTTTTGAGCATGGTTATGGCAGGGTATTTAGGACTGCTGTGCAAGCTGTTGATGGTAACTGGTCTAATATCAAAGCTAACGTAAAGAATCTTATGTACGTTAATGAGGGTATGGAGTTAGCAAAGTCTATAGCACAAAGAATATTTTTAACAGACACAACTAAAAACTTACAGCCGGGTAAGTTAGAGCGTTCTGTTGAAATGATGGAAAAGGGTTTTTATATTGGTAATGGTTTATCAATTATTACAAAGATAGGTAAGATGGTTGATATGGCTGTGCGTATACCTAAGTTCTTTGATCAAATACAATCAATAAAAAATAATAGTGCATCAGCGTTTGATATAGAAGAGCTTGGTCGTTATGGTATAACACCTGATGTAGCTAGAAGATTATCTAATATGCCTTGGGAAAAAACAGAAACAGGTATGCCTGTTTTAAACTTAGCTAATTGGCCGGAAGCTACAGCGTTGGATAGAGAACTCAAGCGTACAATGATGACATATCTTGCTTCTGCATCACGTAATACTATTATGCATGCTACTGCTTTTGATAGACCAATGATCATGGATGGTTTTGTTTATGTAAAATACAAGCCGTGGAT